TTCCGCTCGATCCGCAGTTGACCACTGGCCGATCAGTTCGGCTGGTGCTGAGAATCCGAAGGAACTCAGCGCCAGCGAGAGCGACTTGAAGTCCTCCGACTTGTCTGTTTCCGGGGCTTTGGTTTTCTTAACTTTTGCTGCGGTTGTCATAGCTTCTTGCTCCGTTCACAATTCCAAACTCTCACCGTCGCCCACTGCGATCAGCGTCAATCCTCAAACAAACTTCGTTGCTTCGGCTTTTTCTTGGGAGGTTCGTTCTTGACCTCCGCTGGCTTTGGCAACACATCTTGGTAATCAAAACCGTACAGCCAATGCTGGCAAGACTTTGACTAGCGATCAAACATCTTCTCTTGGTTTGGGTAAAGAAAACAAGGCTGGTTGGAAATGGACCAATCGTGGCATTGAAAGCACGGATGGCAAGCAATCAATCTCATTTGATGAACTCAAGCAGAAGCAAAGCACTGAGAACAAAAACAATGAGTTGACTCAGAACTTCCAGCAAGCTCGTAAAGACTTGATTGCATCCAAGAAGTTTCAACAGCTGGAATCTGGTGATCAAAACCGTTTGCTGAAGGTTCTTGAGAACTCATATCAAGTTGGTCAAAAGCAATTGGAGCTTCGTGCAAAGCACGGTACTCCTGCGTTCATGGTGATGCCTTCATCAATTGATATTGAAGATCAGTATGGCGTTGGTCAAGCTAAAGCTATCCAAGGCATCTTCAATGCCAAGGCTTTGCAGCTGTATTCTGCTTATGAGAAGAAGATTCTGGCTGCTAGTGGTGGTATTGCTCCTGATCCTAAAGAATTGGAAGCAGGATTTACTCGTACTCAAGCCTATAAAACATTAATTGGTGAAGCAAAAGCAGCGCAATCAAAGATTATGGATGAGCCTACAAGGGCTTCAACTGGATCGGTTGATGTAAGGGCAGGTGGTAGAGAGTTTAGAGAAGGTCAACCACCTTCACCAGCAGTGCCACCAGCACAAGCGCCTACAACAAGTCCTGCTGCTAGTAGACCGCCTCCTGCCGAAAAACCTGTACCTCAAGGAGTTACTAGTAAATTTCAATACATCAGCGTATTCTTTAGCACCAAGACCCTTACCCATTGAGCGGATATAACCAAGGTCATCATAGATTTGTCCATACTTAGACTCTAATTCTGGCGCTGCAGAAATAAAAGCATTGTTTGCTTGTTGGCTTTCTTTTAAAGCTTTTATATTTGCTTCTTGTTGTTGCTTTTGGCTAATAAAACCAAGGGTGTCTTCAAACTTTTGACGACCAACATAACGCTTGTCGTACTCTTCACGAGTTAACTTGTTGCCCAAAGAATCTTCAACATCAACAATATCGCCAAGTTGGTTCTTAGATACTTTGATTTGTTTGCCATTAATGTCAGTGACAATAGATTTAGTAACAGAACCACCAGTAATCAAGGCTCTCGCCATGTTGGTGTCGCCTGTCAAATAATGTATGAAGGCTTCTTTAAAACGTGGCTCGTCTTGTTGAAATAGTTTTTGTGCTTGCTTAGAGGCAGCAATATTTCCTTCAGGCGTTCCTAAGCCTCCTGCTTTATCTACAGGACCAATCATTGCCCTAAAGGCTTCTTCACCTTTAAGCATTAGATCGGCAGCTTTGACGGCGGCTACAGCAACAGGAGTTCCAATATTGCGCGTTGCTACTTCCATCGCTTTACGTGGATCACGAGCGGTAACAGCAACATCAAATTGTTGACTAGGAGTTAGTTCCTCAGCAACTACTGGAGTAGCAACTACAGGAGCAACTGTCGCAGGAGGTTGTGCGACTACAGCGTTTGGGTCTACTATTTCTGCCATTATTTATCTCCACAAAAGATCAACTGACGAATGGTAGCCAGAAGTATTTGTTTGGGGTTGTGTTGAAATTTGATTAGGAGTTTGAAACCCAGCCATTGGCATATTTGGCGTAGACGGAGGAACACCATACACAGGGTTTTGCATGGGTTTGTTTCCCCATATTTGATTTGGGCCACCACCACTTATGTACGGTGATGTGTACTGTTGTTGCGTTACTTCAGGAAATGCAGAACTAGGCTCATATTGCGTGGGAGGCACAGAACCTTGTGGCGAAGACATAGCGTCTGGTGTTTTTGTTCCACCACCAAATGCTTTTAATAAAGCAGCAAGCCCCATTCCAATTGGATTTAATGGTTTACCGTCTTTATCAGTTTTCACTTCTGGCGTAGACATTTGACGAGCAAGACCTACATCTTGCCCAAACATTCCTAAACCAGCATTTGCAAATGGATGACTTTCTGCCATAGCGATTCCTTAAATCTTGAAGCCCTTGCTTTGGCTTTGACCAGTACTGCTTTGAGTTCCAGCAAAGTTTGGCGTTGTGCCAGCCTGTGTGATAGGAACGACCTGCGCCATAACAACGGAGCCAACGTTCCTTACGTCCGTGCCGAGTGTGGTGCCTGTCGTGTTCGGGATGTTGCCAGCGCGAATCGGGCCGGAAAATGTGGTAATACCCATTGATTTTATCCTTGCAGAATGAAGTTCCGCAGTCTCTGCAAGCGTCTGCCGGGACAGTCATACGGAACCGGAATAACCCGGGGCCTCAGTTGTTGAGGCATATCAGGATTTTACCACAAATAAAAAGAGCCCCGAAATGGGGCTCAGATGACTGTGTTGGGATCCCAGATGCGGGGTCTGCGGTTGTTTTCTTGCGCTGGTATGGCCCGGAGGTTCCAAGGAACATGGAGCCCTGAGACGATCTTACCGCTAAGCGGGACGATGTGATCCACATGGTACGATGCACCGAGTTTTGTGTGGCAGTAGTAGCACTTACCGCGCTGTCGCTTGTATTGAGCTTTTACATCTTCGGCTGTGAAATGGCGGTCACTTGCAGATTCTCTAGTGCGTCGTATATGGTGATATTGGCGGGATTTCTCAGGATGGAGTTTGACCCATCGACGGTGATTTTCGGAGTGCTTGGCGCGGTTCCGATAGTAGTGACGCAGTTTGCTGGCATTGTGTCGTGCGCGATTAAGTTGCCGCCACCAACGACTATAAGCGGCCCTGCTCTCACGGTGACGCGAATAATGCTTGTGCGAGATTTCCTTGCGGCGCTCAGGGTGTTGGCGAACCCACTCTCTGGCACGCTTATGCATACATTGTTTGCACAACGAATCGAAGCCTTCTGTGCAGTGAGGTTTCCGGCACAATTCGGGATAAGGCTTCCATTGGCTGCACTTGCGACAAATCTTCCCAGCTTTGGGCTTGTAAAACATATGGACTCTCATCAGGTTGGCGAATAGATGTCCGCCAACCTAATCTGAAGGCGGGCGATTATTGGAGTGTCGGATACGTCAGTTTGTCGTGAAGTCGCGACAGTTCAACCATATCCATTTCGGGCAGTGCCTTAACGATGGCGTTCTGCGTGGCCTCGACCGTCCAGTACATCAAGTTGGGCGTATCGGGGTGCTCCATGTCAAAAACGATTGAACGGTTAAGGACAAGACTAGCAACAATGAAGAAAGAAAGGCGGGTAATCTCAGGCATTTTGGACACTTCCTTAAACGCAGAACGCCACGCTCGTATTCGCTTACCATTCTTGTCTAGGGAACAGCAAAGCCGCAGTACGAGCGTGGCGCTCTACAGGTAAACGAAAAAGACTTTGCAATTGTTCCCTAGACATCTAACAGCGTAAGGCAATATTAAAATCTTGTCAAGAGGTCTTGTATGCCGCAATTAGGTTTGAGTACCGAGCAGATCACGAGGATGCGCGAGCAGGTGGCGCAACTGCTGCCCGATAGTTGCACCATCCAGCAGACGGCGAATACCAAGGATGGCAAGGGCGGCTTCACGGAGACGTGGACGACGGTCGCGACGGTGGCGTGTCGGCTGGACCCGATGCCGCGTCCGGTGCAATCCGATACGCTGGGCGGTCGCGAGGCCATCTTGAACCAGCGCATGTTGACGTGCCCGTACGATGCGCCGCTGGCGGTGAACAGACGTGTGGTCATCGGCTCCGAAACTTTCGAGATACGTGATCTGCACGAGGATCATTCGTGGCGCGTGTCGCGGCGGGCCATCGTGACGAAGGTGGAAGGCGCGTCGTAAAATCGAAGGCTAGACTCTAGCAATTCTGTGCTATAATACGCGCATACAAATTTTGCGATTGTGGGTCAAATCCGCTTGACGGAATCCCGACGCAAATAGGTCTTTAGCTGCTGTCTTGGCTTCATGCCCACAGCAGCACAGGAACTGAGCCAGCCTGTATCGTGAGAAATCACGGTGCAGGCTGGCTCTTTTTGATTCGTCGCCAATTGGCGACAAGGTGGCGGGATGGCAGGCAAGGCGCAATACAAACTGGACGACCGAGGGCTGAAGCTGCAAATCCAAGTGCTGCCCGCGCGGCGCAGTCAGGTCGTGCGCAAGATCGCCCTCGATGTGCAGGCGCACTGGATGACGCACATGTCATCCAGCTCACCATCCGCAGCGGGGGAGACTCCGGCGGTGGTGACGGGCAACCTGAAGAACAGCAGCAGCGTGGGGATGCGCGACGAGAGCACCGCCGAATTCCGCGTCGGGGCGGACTACGCGGACGATCTGGAGTTCGGGACGATGGACATGGCGGCGAGGCCATCGGTTGCGCCAGCTATCGAAGCGGTGGCGAAGACCGTGCCTGAATCCTGCAAGGCGCTGGTGGTCTGATGGCTGATCCACTGAGCGAGGTGATGGGCGCGGTGGTGGCGCGGCTGGATGCTAACAGCACGCTCGTCACGCTGGGCGTCAACGGCTGGTGGGACACGTTCGCGCCCGCCCACACGTCGGCTCCGTTCGGGCTGATCCGCTTCCTCAGTGGCGGCGACCAAAACACCAGCCCGACGCGGGATGTGCGGCTGCGGGTGCTGATCATCGGCGTGGGCGCGACGCCAGCACAGGCGCGGACGATATGCGATGCGGTGGACGCGGAGCTGCACGCGAGCGAACTCAGCATCAGCGGCTGGTCGAACTATCGGTGCATGGCGGACGACGAGTACACGATGGTCGATCAATTCGAGGGCAAGCAGGTTTATCAGCGGGGAAAAGTGTTCGGCATCTGGCTGGACAAGAATTAGACGGGTAGGGGCAAGACATCATGGCATTAGCAAATCGGTATCGCGCAGGTGAGGGGCTGGTGGTGCAGTGGGTCACGGCGGCGGGCACGCTGAACCTGACCGATGACTACACCGCGCTCAAAGTGAAGCGCTCCATCGACTTGATCGATGTGACGGCGGGCAACGAAAACGACAAGAGCTACATCGCGGGCATCAAAGACGGCGATGCGCAGCTCGACTATTTCGCCCAGAGCACGGGCGGCACGCTCATCGAGAATAACTTGCAAGAAGGCACGGCGGGTACGCTGATTTACTCGCCACGCGGCACGACGGCGGGCAAGCCCAAGCGCGGCTTCTACGCCATCGTCAAGGAGTTCAGCGACGACCTGAAGTACGACGAGGCGGCGACGAATTCGGTCACGTTCCAGAAGAGTGGCCCGGTGCTGTACAGCCCGACCACGACTTGGTAATCACTCGCCGCTAATTTAGGAGCACCGCATGGATGAAAAAGAGCGCAGCGTCACCGTAGACATCAGCAAGTGGCGCATGAAAGATCGGCTTGAATTCAACAAGCTGTCTGGCGAAGACGATGAAAAGGTCATGGACTTCATCCTCGAAAAGGGGGTGG